GTTACTCTTATTCTCACCTGGCGCGCGGATAATCTAACGCTTGTCGGATTTGACATAGAAAAGCTGCCAGAAATTGTTTCTGCACCCGTAGGGAATAACCGCGTTTTAAAAATGATCGAGGTATCCCCTAAATTACTTTCATCAGGAATAAGACTCGTCAAATTCATTATTTTCTCGCCGTCACCGATTTGTAGGGCTCCGCTCTCTGCAAAAGGCACTGCCCCGCCCCAGGAAAAACCTGTTTCTTGTTCGTAGATATATCTGTCGGTTGATGCCCAGATAGGATTCTGAAAGACACCGTTGTCTACGCCTGCGGTTCTATCGATTTCGCCCATCGCCCAGGAATCATTGTTGAAATTATAGCTGACGTATTTGTCACATTCTGTGCTGCCTGATGAGGGATAAAACCACCAAACCTCGTTAAATTGTCCGTTCACCACTGCCCAGATTTTAGATCTTTGGACTTGGTTTAAATCGGTAAATACCGCATCTGAAACGCTAGAGTTTATTGGGACCGTGTAACCGCCATCGTAAGCGTAAAAAGATTTCTCGCCCATCCAGTAAGCACTTGTACCAAAACTGCAAATCGCTTTCGGCGCGATTATTCCACAGTTGCTGCCCACTTTTTGAGGCGTGTAGTAAAAAGGACTTCCGACATAATCAACAGCGTGAGCATCCGCGTCAGTCAAAATAAGTATCTGACCTCTGATGACGACACCCGCTTGGATCTGACCCTCTGAGGCTAATTCAAAACTGCCTGCACTATTCGTTGCACTTGGGGTCCAGACTGTCGGGTCCGATTGATTTGACCACTGGACCTTTCTAGCATTACCCCCTGCGCCCAGGCACATTACATATCGCTCATCAGTCACTAGGACAGCTTTGTTCGACGTTGGAGCATTTGTTAGCACGGCCGCAATTGTGTTTGGGTCGTTTTGCCAATAGTAAATTTTGCCGTCTGCACCTCCGCCAGTGAAACAAGCGACAACATTCTCACCAAAGTTATCAACCGAGATTGTTGTGCAAGGGGAATAGGTTTGATTATCGGCTCTGGGTGTCCCAAATGACCCTTCATTGTAGAATTGTGATCCGTAGCCTGTGTTGGCCGAGGCATCGGCAGATCCGGTTGCTATACCTGACGGGGTTATATTCGATTGATTTTTACCCTCAGCGTATACATAAAGATTAGACGTTGTGGCGACAATTACCCGTCGAGCATTGGAATTATCGTAGTACGCAAGCATTCCCCTAGAGACATCAGCGAACTGTGTCGAGGACATACTTGTCCAACCTCCCACCGGGCGCATCGTCCCCTGGAACCAACGCACTAAATTGCCGTCAAACCAACGGCCTGCGTTCTGATAAATTGTTCCGTTGGCTGATATGCCTGGAGGGATTTGAAGAGTAACTAACGCCATCTACTTTCTCTTCTTTTTCGCTTTCTTTTTGGGCGGTCTTCCAACTGTTGAGCCGTATGTTCCTTTGCCTTTAGGCATCTGCCGATCCTCCTGTTATGAAAATGAAATATAAAATTGCTGCTGCCAATCCCAGACCTAAGACTAGAAAAATGAAAACCAGGGCAATGTCTTTAATAAGCTGTGCATCTTTGTTTGCTGCGCTTTTTTTCCTTTGGCTATCCGCTGCTCTTTTTTTATTGATTCGTGTCTGTTCCCTGAGAATCCGGGTCCAGGTAGCACTTTTTCCCGCGTTTATGTATGCCCACTTAATGCGCTCTTGGGCCTTCTCAAGCCTCTCAAGCTCAGTGACTACGTCGATTGCGGCGTAAAGACTATCAAGCTGATCGTTTTCTTCAGCCCGTTTAACCGTTTCTTCGACTTGATGCTTTGCTTTGAAGAATTTTTTGACTTGCCCGGACATATCCTCAATTTCGCGTCCGGTGTCGAGCCCTTTTTTTAGCAGTTCGTAGGCTCTGAATGCAGCGGAGATACCAACCGAGATAGATACTGGCTCTATCATCTGAAGTACCTCGCTTTTTCTGTTACATAAATTTCCTCGCAATTCGCTTGAATCGCTGGATTTGAATTGTTGTTGATTCGCGTTTCAAAATACCAACATCTTTTGAAGGTATCGAAACACAGGGAAAAATCACACGTTGTGGCTTGCACCTCACCCTGGATAGAGATGAGGAGAATAAAAACCTTAATCAAATATTAGGGTTTTGTGGGCCAATCGTCTTTGTCTAGGTTTGGAAACGACTCATGTCCGCTTATATCCCTCAAGGATTGTCGATAGGTGGTCATGTCTTCAGACATCGTGACATCAGACAGCGCATAGAAGTCTGTTTCAGCTAGTAATCCATCACGCTGCGATCTAACTGCCTTTGCTGCGTTAGCATCGAGCATCGCTTGATAGGCTGTTTCATGCTCTGCCTTCGTTGTAGTTACGCCGTCAACAGTCGTGTCGGCAAACATATCTGCCTCGACCCACTTCTCGACCCAGTTGTCGCTAGCATCTTGCTCTATCCCATCGCGGACATAGTGCTTATACGCTTCTGAGCTTGTTGGCTTCGCCGTTTCAAAAACAACGTCAATGCCGAGCCCCGATCTTGTGTTTTCTGTCCAAACTTTTGGCAAAGACACGCTGGGATTTAATGCTATGACTTCGGCTTTGGTCTTTTCAGAGCCGTCTGAAATTCTGTAATTGCTCATGTTTATGTCCTATGCAAAAGCTAAAAATAAATATTTGCCGCCACTAGCGTTTAAAGCAGCGGGGGCAGAAGAGGTAACTGTAAATCCAGATGCGAGTGGGTCAATGTAATCTGTGTTGGTAACTTGTGCGGCAGTTGAATTAAACAGCAAATACGGGTCGTTACCTGCGGCTATGCCTCTAACAGAATCGTAAACATACCAATCTCCCGTAGAGTCGGCACGCTTTATCATCACAAATCTAGCGCCGCCGCTAAATCCGCAATCTACATTTAAGTCGTTACCTGTGCCTGTGTAAACTCCGACCTTGCTGATTCCCGCTAGTGTGGCAAAAAGGTAAGCAACATAATCACTTCCGGTTAAATTTAAAAAATAACCAGTATTAACTGTAATTGCTGTTGCGGTCGAAATTGTGCCGCCCCATCCTGTAGAAGAATAAGTAGCATTAGTATCTAAAAATAGTCTTCCAGTATTGTTATAGCCATTTGGGTCGGTGTACAGAGGAGTCATTACATACCAAGTTTCTGCTGCACTGGTTTTTTTAAAAATCAGAAGGTCTGCTGCAACCCCCAAGTTGTGCGGTACGTTCATCGGAGCAGTTGAGTTACCGCTGTAGAAAACCACATCAAATACTTTAGGGTATCTTCTTAAACCATAAACTTGTCTGGGCGTGTAACTACCAATACTATTGGCGTAATGAGGCTCAAACCCATCCATGAAGTCCCATGCTGTAGCAGCAGATGTATTTGCAGCAGCAGTTGAAGTTGGGTTTAAATAGCCTTTCCCAAGAAACCTAGTGAAAAATTTAGCACCATCACCATTAAGATACTGCCAACCCCAATCAACTAAATTACCAGTTGTGAGTTGAGCATAATCACTACTTCCGGGTGAGCCATTCATCCCAAGAACATCAGTACCCGCTGAAGGTTCTTTCATTGGGCCACGGCGGATTGCTAAATAGATAAAAGTAGCATTAGCCGAACCCATAACACCATTTCCATTAGTACCAAAACCAGTAGAAGTTATAAACTCACCATCAACGGATGCATTAGTTCCTTCAGAAGCATTAGTATTTGGTCTGACGTATTTATTATTACCTACTTTTTCTGCATGAAATCCACGCATCGTATCAAACAAATTCCAAGCACCACCTGCGGTTCCTTTTACTAAAAAGAATTGAGGTTCAAAGCCTAGATCAACATCTGTTGCAAGTACACCCGCAGCATTAGTTGTAGCAGTGCCACACTTTATAATCGCTTCATCACCATCATCACCGAAAATCTGATCGTCAGAACCACCTTCAGCAAAAAAGTAGGCAATAAAATCAGCGGTCTGATTTGTGAAATAAGTGCTTACAGTTATTGCAGAGCTAGTTGGTGCTGAATAAATTCCAGCAGTGCTTCCCCAATAAGCAAACCCTGCGGTTACATTTAAATTTGCATAATTAAGCCACCAATCTGAATTTGGTGATGTAACATTTTTGTTAATCACATACCAATATCCATCAGCGCCTGATGTAATTTGTTTTAATATAATCGTACCCGGAATACTGCCAAGGTTATGACTTACTGTTTGTTGTCCACCGCCACCCGTTGTGCTGAATTTTACAAGGTCAAAAAATCCTTTTTGTTTCCTAAAGTTCCAACTAGCAAATGACCCACCAGTGCCATTATAATTATGTGCAGTACCCATCGTGTATCCAGTAGAGGTAAATGCTTTTAAACTACCGCTATAGCTAGATTCAACAGCCGTATCGTCTGAGGATATATATTTTTCCACTCCTCTAGCTGTGTCAATTAAAATGTGGTTAGTATAACCATCGCGCCTTTTATTCCAAACTAAACCACCTTCACCCGACATATCTAACCCAATATTGACGGCTGTATTGTCAGTTGAATTTCCATCATAAAGATAGGTTGAAAAAACATCTTCAACGTAGACCGGATCGCCCCCGGCACTTCCAGCGGCTGCTTGTAATAGTTTTTTTGTGCTCATAAGTTATGCCATCGCTTGGGCAGCGGTAAATCCGTACCAGGTCGTACCGCCATCATTCGTTGTGAAAACAAAATAATCTACTGCTGATGCTGTTGCTGTCAGTGTGGGCGCTGTTGCTGCT